GAATTCAGCTGCGCGTCAAACAAGATCTTTAGAAACTTGGTATCAAACCAATGTTAATAAAGCATCTGACGGCGCAAACGGATCTGCTTCTGCTGCTAGAACCAATGGTACTAGAAGAGACTTAACTGAAGCTATGCTTAAAGATGTTCAGCAACAATGTTTTACAAGTGGTGCTGAGCCATCAATCTTAATGTGCGGACCATATAACAAATCTGTTATATCTGGTTTCACAGGTAGATCACAAGCTAGACAGTTTGTGGATGCAAACACTATTGAAGCATCTGTATCTATCTACTCAGGTGATTTTGGCGAACTACAAGTTGTGCCATCAAACAGAAGTAGAGAACAAGCAGTTCATCTGTTAGATCCAGAATTTGCTGGTGTAGCATACCTCAGAAATTTTGAAACCATTGACATAAGCACAATCGGTGACGCTCAAACTAAAATGATAGTCGTTGAATACGGACTTGAAATGAAGAATGAAGCAGCACATGGTATTATTGCTGATGTTAAAGTTTCATCAACTGACGCTGGTTAATAGCTAGTAATGTGGGGGTGTATGCCCCCACACTTTATTATGGCAACAAAAACTGTATTAGATTATTCTAAAAATAGTGAAAACATCTTTGCTACTGAAGATGATAAGATGATTTGTCATACCAAACAAAACATACAACCCACCCTAGACTATGTAAAAAATTTGTCTGAATATAAACCAGGCAAAGAATTTCGTCATGTTGCAGAGATTCCTATGGTAATATATCAACAGATGGTTAGGGACGGATCAATCAATGATAAAAAAGCATTGAAAAAATGGTTAAATGATCCTGACAACAAACCATTTAGAACTTGGAAAGGTAGAATATGACATACGCAGAATTAAAAACAAACATAGCCGACTTTTTAAATAGATCAGACCTTACCAGTCAATTAGATTTTTTTATTGACGCAACTGAAGGCGAACTAAATAGAAGGTTACGAACAAAAGATATGGTCAAAAGAGCGACAGCAACAGCTGACTCGCAATACCTTACTTTACCAACAGATTGGTTAGAGGCAATAAATATAGAAATAACATCAAATGATTTTAGACCATTATTTCAACAATCAATAGAATCACTAGATGTATATAGAAAATCAAACAACAACTCTACAGGTCAACCTATTTATTATGCAATAGTTGACAAGACTTTAGAATTAGCACCCACACCAGATACAAGCTACGCTTTACAATTGACATACTATGGCAAAATAGATTCTTTGAGTGATAGCAACACAACAAACTTTGTTTCGCTAAATCATCCAGACGCATATTTGTATGGTGCTTTAAAGCACGCATCTGTATTTTTGATGGAAGATGAGCGAATACCTTTATTTACAACACAGTTTGAAAAAGCCTTAGAAGAAATAAGATTACAACAAGAAAAAGCAGAGTTTGGCAAAGGATCTCTTATGCAAAGAAGAAAAACTTATGGCAAAGCTGGTAAAAACATATATTATATGAAGAACAATTAGGAGAATATAAATGTCTGGATTTAGCGATTATTTAGAAGATAAAGTTTTAGAACATGTATTTGGTGGTAATGCCTTTACAGCACCATCAACTTTACATGTTGCTTTGTTTACTGTAGCACCAACTGATACTGGTGGTGGTACAGAGGTAAGCGGTGGCGCATACGCAAGGCAAACAGCTACATTTAATGTTTCTGGCACAAACCCAACGACCGCAACAAACGCAGCAGCAGTTGAATATCCAACAGCTACAGCTGACTATGGAACAGTAGTTGCAGTTGGTATTTTTGACGCATCATCAAGCGGTAATTTACTTGCTTATGCTGCTCTTACTGCAAACAAAACAGTAAGTAGTGGTGATGTGTTTAGATTTGATGCTGGCGACTTAGATATTACATTAGCTTAATACAATGGCCTCAGTAGGCTACGGCTTTAGTAAATACGGCAGGAGTCATTGGGGTACACCATCTTACGAATTTGCGCAGGCAACTGCGGCTGGATCATCAGGTTTTACTGCGACTGGCCGTTTTGTTATTACAGGCGCATCAACAATAGCTGGCACATCAGCAGTTACAGCAACAGGTAGATTTGTAATTACGGGTGCTTCTAACATAGCAGCATCTTCAGGATTTACCGCAGACAGCACACTTATACATGACGGCGTAGCAACTATAACTGCGTCATCAGGTATGACTGCATCTGGAGTTCAAATAGACCTAGGTGCATCAGTCATAGCAGCGTCATCTGGTATGACAGCTACAGGACATCAAATTGATCTTGGCGCGAGTATTGGACCTGTAGTTTCTGACATGACAGCAGTGGGTAGATTTACTTTTATAGGTAAGTCTACAATTGCAGCGGTAGGAACTGTAGTTGCCGTAGGTAGACAGATAGATAGAGGAGCAGGAACATTTGCACAAACAAGTGGATTTTCTGCTGAAGGAGGTCTAAAATGGGAGGAAGAGATTGTAGCAACTACCTCTTATACAGATCAAACACCAGCTACAACAACTTGGACAGATCAGTCCTTAACAACAACAACCTGGACTGACGCAGCATAGAGGATATTTTATGGCAGATACATTTACAACTAATTTAAACCTTACAAAACCAGAGGTAGGGGCATCAACTGATACTTGGGGTACAAAACTCAACAATAATTTAGATTCAGTTGACGGCATTTTTAGTCTTTCTGGAACAGCCGTTGACATGGGCCAGGTAGATTTTGGAGGTGCGGTAATAATCAAAGGCACAAATCCAAGTCTTACTATTGGTGATGCTGGCGCAGAAGATACCAAACTTGTTTTTGACGGCAACGCACAAGATTATTATGTAGGACTTGATGATAGTTCAGATAGCTTAGTTATTGGTTTAGGATCAGCAGTTGGTACAACACCAGCTATGACAGTCAATGCAAGTCAAGAAGCAACTTTTGCACAAAATGCTACATTTTCAGGAACTATAAACAGTTTAACTTTAGCAGCAGGTAACATAGAAACTAATACAAGTAATAATTTATCTATTAATACGCCTAATTCTTTAAGAATAAATATAGATTCAAATAATAGTGCTACAGACCAAGTATTTATTATTGGACATAATCAAACTGCTGTTGACACAAGTAATGCTTTAATGACTGTTTTAGAATCAGGCAATGTTGGAGTTGGAAGAACACCAGTTGCTTATGGCTCATTTACAGTTTTAGATTTAGCAGGTTCTTCAGGTGCAATACAAAAATTAATACATACTGGTAATACTGTTGAAGTACAAAAATATGCTTCATCAACACTTGGTGCAATTGGTACAGCAACAAATCACGACTTTATTATTACAACCAATGATACAGAAAGAATGCGTATTGATAGTTCAGGTCAATTGTTAATTGGTACAACAAGTGGTTCAGGTAATATAACTGTAAGTGAATCAAATAATGGCGATCCAGTATTAGGACACTTTATTAATGCTAACTCAGGTACTGGAGCTGAGGCAGTTGTTTATATAACTAACAGTTCAACAATTAGTGATGGATTATTTTTAGAGACAACAGGTGCATCATTTACAACTGCAAGTGGTTTTGTTCAAGATGGGTGTGTAATTGGGTCAGGTTCAGGTGCAAGTGGTGGATTGTCAATAATGACAAGAGCTAATGCAGATATGAGATTTTACACTAATGGGCATACTAATGAAAGAATGCGTATTGATAGTTCAGGAAAGGTTGGAATTGGAGAAACTTCGCCATCTAAATTATTGCATATAGCAAGTGATACTAACTATGAAGGTATTCAAATCAAAGGTGCTGGTCATAAACAATTAACAATAGAAAGTACATCAAGCTCTAAGCAAGTCCTTACAACTTTTACAAGTGCTAGTCAAAATATGAGTATAGGTTTAGATACTGATGATGCGTTTATATTTCATAGTGGAACTGCTAGTTCAGAAAGAATGCGTATTGATAGTTCAGGTAACTTAATGGTTGGAACAACAGCAACTAATACACACGAAAGTTCTGGTGCTGGTAATGAGGGTGTAGTTATAAGACCAGCAGCTTTTTCCACATGGTCAGTTAGTAATGAAATTTGCCAAATATTAAATAGAAAAACAGTTAATGGCGTAATAATGCAGTTTAACTACAATGGTTCAAGTGTAGGTACTATTTCTACCAACGCAAACTCTTTACCATCGGATAGGAATTTCAAAAGAGATATAGAAGATTTAAACATAGGCTTAGATTTAGTTACTAAATTAAATCCAGTTTCCTACAACTATAAAATAGATAACGATGGAACGCCTAAAATGTTTGGTCTAATTGCACAAGACTTAGAGCAATCTTTAGAAGAAGTTGGTGTAGATAAAAATAGCGTACAACTATTACAACATAAACCTAATGATGATGAAAAAGAATCTGATTATAGTTTAGATTATTTAAAATTAACACCTATACTAATTAAAGCTATACAAGAACAACAAACAATAATAGAAGATTTAAAAACTAGAATAGAAACATTAGAAGGATAAATGGCAAGTAGTCAACCCTATACAGTTGCAGTAAACGGAGGTTTAGTAAGTTCATCTAATGTTATAGATTTGCTTAAGACTCCGGGAGTTGCAAAAGACTTAAGAAACTTTGAAGTCTCTACAGTT